TTAGGCGGTACCGTTTATTTTTTTGCTTTTTGTACCGTCTAGCACTTTAAAATCACGCTGAACGTTTTGGTATAAAGCCATTGACGCGTCTTTAGTATCACGAGTGTAGCTTGCTGTCATTTGAATATTTTTGTGTCCAAGCCAATGCATAACTTCGACGTCTGCAACGTTAGGATTGTTAAGTGCTTGGGTGGCAAAATAGTGTCTGAGCAGGTGAGGGTTCACAGCGACGCCTGCTTTTTTACTTATCTTATTAAAGAGCTTATTAATCTGGGATGGATGATATCCTTTTGCAGTGTCCGGATTGATAAAAATGAAGTCATCTTCTGTCGGGGTTATGTCTTTATTCTCATAAGCAAGCTTAGAAAATTTAGCAGCATACTTTAAATAATCCACAACTTTTCCACTTACATAATTTTCGCGAACGCTACCAGCATTTTTGAGGGAACCACCTTCTAGCTGGTCAGGAGTTCTGCTTACGTTCCACGAAATTTTACAAAAATCAGTATCGTTTTCAGTGAAAAAATGAAGGTCTTTAAATCGTAATCCAAGCAGCTCACCACGTCGTTCGCCAAGAGATGCGACTTCTAGTAGTGAAATGATATATTTTGAATACATTCCTTTGGCAGTAGCCATCCAGTGATCAAAATCCTTTTTCTCTAATTTTTGCTCTTTAGCTGGCTTCCCGCCGACAATCTCCATGCTTCGTAGCATGTTTTTTTGAATGACGTCATTTCGTTCAGCAAAATTCATTATCGATTGCATAACGCCGTTGATTGTATGGATTGTGGTATTGGCCAAATTATCTTTGATCAACGCGCTAAGATGCGCCTCATACTCAAGTCTAGTTATTTCGGCTAGTTTACGTTGGCCGAACTTAGGTTTTAGATATCTATTATAGTAATTCATTGTGTTTTTTTTAGTGGCCTTTTTCCAGAGACCGCGAGCTTCTTTGTAACTGGCCATTCGCTGCAAGGCCATATCAACGGTCATTGATCTATGGCTAACTGGCCCAAGCTCACCATTACCTAGTTTTAGCTCAAAGTCTTTTAAGACTAAATCAGCAGAGCGCCAATCTTTAAATCCGCTCTTTGTGAATTCGTCTCGTTTATTTTCACTATTAACAAATCCACGTCTTATTCCGTAACGTTTGCCTTTTTTGGTCTCGTACACGTAGATATTGGGGTGCTTCTTTACTGGTTCCCATTTTCGCATAATTACAGCTCCTTTAAATTTTGAAAAAGCATAGTATAATTTCACATTTATACAAACGTACGTTCTTTTTGCGTGTTAAATAATAGCCTATCTATATTACTTGATAGGCTATTATTCAAATTCCATTTCATTTACTGATTCTTCTAAACCTTCAACAACTTCATTTTGTTCAATGAACTGTTGCCAAGATTCGTAGGAGTCACTTTTAATATTGAAAATCATTTTTTGGTGGATACTTTCAATAAATTCTTGGACCATTTTATCGACGGCACGTTCAACTTTGGTATCATTCCAGCGTTTAGCCGGTTGTCGTTTTTGATTCTTCATATTCTGATAGTCTAAAGTCTTACTTTTGAATGTGATAACTGCGGTTGAATTCTTTTCTAGGTATTCTAGTAACTCTAGTTTATTCATAAGTAAACCACTCCTCATTTATTCTAAGTTTTGGATACGTTGAGCAATTTTTAATTCGCACCATTCTAGAAATTGGAGTTCGTTAATTGTTGGCAGATTAAATTCGTGAGCATACGCTATTTTCTTTGTGCTTAATTCTTCAGTAAAGGGTTTTTCAATAACACCAACAACGATTAGCTGAGTAGAAGCAGTAGGTTGGGTCTGCGAAAAAGCACCACAAGCAGAAGCGAGAGCCATTGCTTGTTTGCGGTTCATCGTTTTTAACCGGCCAGTGAAAGATACATGCATTCTTGTTAGATCAATCATAATTAACAAACTCCTTTCGAAATGGTAATGGACCTTGTAGGACTCGAACCTACGACCGGACGGTTATGAGCCGTCTGCTCTGACCAACTGAGCTAAAGGTCCTAAAATAAAATACTAAGTGTTTTATTTTAACTTCTTTTGAATATTATCTAAATCAGATGCTTTCTTTAGTTGGTTCATACTTGATTTGTTCTTAAGTAGTGTAGCCATCTGTTCTTTTGCCATATTATTTAGCTTTAAGGTTCTTTCAGACTCAGATACGTTATTTTTAATTAATTCAGCATTCATGCTCTGTAGATTTGTAATAACGGTTAATTGTTCTAGAGTAGCGTTGTCGCGAAGATTTCCTTGTTTAGGGTGAGCTTCACGCCATTCTTTTGCAGTTATGCCGAATAGCGCCACGTTTAGTCTGTCAGCCTCATTGGCGTATTTATATCCTGCTTGTTTAGGCGAAATTGTACCAGGAATTAGATTTTCTTTTATAGCATCAGTATGGATTTGATTATTAATTTTTGCTAATGCTCTGCTGACATTCCAGTCAAGATTTAAATGACTAGCTTCGTTATTTTTAAGCTGCTGATAATCTGAAATTAAATAAAGTTTAAATTCTGGAGAAATCCATGTTGCAAATTCAAACGCAATATCAGATTGTGCATAAGTTCCGCCATATCGGCCAGACCTTGTAACAATACCGATAGCATTTGTTAATTTGATCCATTTCGTGGGGGATAGAACAAAGGCGTTAGAGCCTGTTTCATTGAGTAGCTCAGTATAACTATCAGTGTTAAAGTCTCGGTTGTTTATTTGTTCCCAAACACCTAAATATTCAATTGTATTTCTAGAACGCATCCAGTTTCGTATAAGATCATTCGGATTTTCACTGTTTTTGTATTTTGCAATATCTGTAATACTAATAAAATCTGCATTAATTGAATTATTACGAAATGCTTCAACAGGTAAACCATTAGCGTTAATTATTTCTCTATCTATGCTCATTTTATATACCTCCAAGTTTAAACCCGTCGATTTCGACGGGTTTAGAACACGAACATTAAACTTAATTATGTAAGCATTCTTATTCCCCAGCCACGAATCGAACGCGGCTGAACTCACCAGAGTGGGGAGGGATCTAAACTAATTATTTAAATTAATTGTCATATCATAGTCATGATTATAATTTTCGTCATCGTAATCATCTGTATCATAACTAGCGCTGAATTTATATCTTAACGACTTGATATCAGAAACGGTGCTAAGCTTTTCAATTGGGAAAACGACGTCACCAGATTTATCAGCACCGTTGGCAATTTCACCACCCCAGTTAAGTGTTAGCCCTTTAATCGAAGGCATAATTGCGTCTACTTGCTGACCGTCATTTGTAATTAGCGTACTTTGATCGGGGTAGGTTGAATCTAAATCCCGTGATGGTTTGACGGATACGTGTAAAATGACTAACCCTTGTGCCTTTTTACCAGACTGTGAGTCATATTCAAATGGCTCTACTTTGACAATTCTTGCATTAGAAACGGAGATAGCGGCTGAATTCCAAGAATTATCAGTAATAGAAAGCTTATAATCTTTTTCAGAAATAATTGGGACTTTAGCGTAATCAATTGTTAAATAATTTGAACTAGAGTTATCGTTCTTGGAATTTCCTTTTTCTACATCTGTTGTTGAATGTCCATTTGCAGTTGAATGTCCATTTGCAGTTGAATTTTTGTTTGAAGAGGTATCATCTTTTCCGCCAGATAGAGCAGCTATTGCAATAATAACGACTACAACTGCCAGTACCCAAATCCACCAGCGTTTATACCAAGGCTTTACTTGAACAAAAGTATTGCCGTTTTCATCTTGAATTTTTTTTGACATAATTTATTACCCCCAAGTTTATTTTCTAACAAGTGCAAGAATACCAGCAATTATAATTAGCACACCGCTTAAAATACCAAAAGCGGAAACGAAAATAATATTGAGTACTCCACAAACAATGATAATCCATCCCATTACTACACGATTTTTGTTGATCATACATACTAGAATAATAGCAACAATACTCGCGATAATGCAGCCAATACCTAATCCAAATAAGCTACTTGATGATGTGCTATTCATAGCACTGTCAATTCCACCCATAAAGAATGAGAATACGCCTGCAATAATTCCAAATACACCACCCAAGATTCCCAAAACCATTTCGGCTGTACGTGAACGTTGAGATTCGATTTCAGTGTTAACTTGTTTATAAATTTTACCATCAGCGCCTTTAACCTTGTTACTCATTTTGATTCCTCCAAGTATATTCAGCTTTTAGCGTCATCAGTATTTGGACGAAATACATGGTAAATCCCTAACTGTGAATCGAACCTAGCGTCTCACCAGAGTGGGTTATTTCTTTTTAAATACATTGCCGCAATCCAAACAATGGTATCGCTTAGTTTTATTACTTTTTAAACCGCCAGTGACTACCATAGAAGTACCACCGGTCATAACGGCGGCAGCTATCTTTGCGCCAGATTTCTTTTTCTTAACTTTGGTAGTGGTTTTATATTTAGTTTTAGCATTTGCAATTGTTAGTGGATGCAAAGGATTTAAATTTGGAGTAATTCTTGTTTTTGAAGTTGTTTTACTCTTAGTTGATTTAACGTTTACTTGTTCGCCAATTAGTTGAATGCTAGAAGATTTACAGCGCGGACAGTATAGATCACCCCGATGATGTTTTATTTTAGGTTCAGAACTGCACTGTTTTGAATCTACGGCTGAAAAACTAGATGTGTTGGGTTTCGAATTAGTGCTAAGCCATTTTGATATAGCAGTTCCAGCACTGGGGTTGGTACCGACGAAAAGCCAAATACATATAAAGAGTATGCTACCCATAAAGGGGATGTGAATAAAAATCATATTAACCAAACCGACAATTACACCGACGAAAAGACCAAGTGTAAAACCAGAAGTGGAATCGCCTTTCCAAAATTTATTTGGGGCCTTTTTGTATTTGAATTCAGTTAGGTCATCTTGTTCATTCTCTAGATAACGCATAAATATATTTGAATCATTTTCTTTATATTTATTCTTTAGGTAGAGAAACGCAAGGCTACTTATTTCATTCTTTTTAATGTTTAAGTCATTAGAAATGGCTTGAGTACAATTTTGGCAAATTAAAATATCATCGACTAATCTTGTTTTGCTTTTTGATATTAAGTCGTTATGGCAGATGGCACATTTGTTAATCACTTTGAGAACTCCTTTATGTACATCTACGGCTTTTAAAGTCATCGGTATTTGGACTCTAATGTTAGTTGGAAGCATCCACGATTTGAATGCCGTTTGCAAAATTAATAAGTTGATTATTAACTTCCATCACAGTTCCATATTTGACGCGATAATAATTTAAGGTTTCTTCTAAAAATTCTTTTGTAACATCAAGGCTATCGGCAAGTTCATATTCACTAGTTGAGCGCCAGTACGCGTTAATTAGTGAATTTAACGGGATGACAGATTCATAAGCAATCCGTCTTGCTTTATATTCCTGCTTCTTTTCAGCAATAGATCCTTGACCAACGATATTACCGATAGTTGTTTCTTGATGTGCTAGTTCCTCTACTAAAGCCTGTGCTTGTATTTGAATAGGCTTATTTGCATTGATTAAAATAGTTTTCCCGACGCAAAGACCGTCTAATTTATCAGGCATATCTTTTTCATATTTAACGGAATATTGAGTTTCGATAGATGCTGAAAGTGTATCTAATCTATTCATGTAATTCACATCACTTGTTTTTAGATTTTTTGACCATTTCGATATAGTCTAGTATTTTTGCCATATCTTCGTCAGTTGCATCAGGTTCAATGTGTGCGGCAATTAACGTAGCATTATCACTGGGTGCAATATTTCTATTTTCAGTTTTACCAAGAAGGTAGTCGGTAGATACGTTAAAAATATCCGAAACTCGATTAAGTTCATCACTTGAAATCTTTCGTGTACCGTTAATAATTCTACTTAATGCACTATTATCGATTTTAAGTTTAAAAGCTACTTCTTTTTGAGTGTAATTACTTTCATCAATTAAATTAGCAATGCGTTTTCGAAGAATATCTTCGACAGTATTTTTCATTGTTCACCCTCCTTTTTGCGCTTTACGCAATAATTGTATCAAAAATTGTGATTTCAAGCTCTATATTTGTGAAATTAGCAAAAGAATGTTGACATTGTGATTTTCACAATGTAAACTATGATTATAGTAATTGTGATTTTAGCAAAAATGGTGGTGAGTAAATGTTAACGGAAATTGAGAAATTGAATTTGAATAGTATCCGAAAGCTTAGAGAAAAAAATGGATTAACTAAATCTGATATGGCTAAGAGACTGGGCTTTAAGACAACAGAAAAGTATTCTAGACGAGAAAATGGTGAATACAATTTTCAAGTTGATGAATTACCAATTATGGCAGCAATTTTCAAAGTTTCGATGGAAAAATTTTTTAGCTAGTTCGTTGTGATTATCACAATTAAAGGAGGTGATTACATGTCAATCGACAAAATGAAACGAGATATTCTAAATAGCCCAATGGCGGAGGTTCGAGGTACCGAACGAATTCAACAAATGCTAGACCGTCATGATGAGTCTTTTATCAAACGTATGTATCAATTGATGGTTGATGATGAAGAGGTTGCCATTATGGAATGAATCCGATGGCAACCGTTGATTTAATTGTAATTAATCAGCCGGTGAATTGATATAGAGCGTTTCTCACAATGAAAGGTGGTGGGACAAACGAATCTCACAGAAATTAAATTAGAAGCCGAAGCTGCAATTGAACGTAGCGGAATGCAAAAGCAATTTATCGCCAAAGAATTACAGACAACCACGTCTAACGTGAGTAATTGGTTAAGTGAAACTAGAAACTTTCCTATTGACCAGTTAGCGCGTTTATCTAAGTTGTTGGGCGATTATAGATTTTCTTGTTTGGCAGCCGAATACGTTTTTGGGATTGAATTGCTTCCTGATGATCAGGGGCAAGACATTCCCCAAACCCGCTTCTTTGCAAGTATCAAGGAAGAAAACGACCGGAAAGGTTTAGAAAAAGAGTCATTCTTTTCAATCATGGCTAAAAGCCCGACCGATTGGAACGATTCCGAAATAAAATTTATGTCCGGATATTCAAAAGAGTTGGAAGAGGAAACTTTAGCAGAAACAAGTTATAGCGCAGCTGTTAAACAGTCGCTGCGCATAGCAATTGATGGGAGGATTTAAAAAATGGGTCAAGTTATTCAAATTGACAGAACAGATGATGTATTAGCCGAGTTAATAGCGGATAAGTTGTTTAAAAAAATTGCACCTGTTGTCGAAAAAAATACCGCTAAACTTTTTGATCAATACGTTAACAATGATGACGTTATGGACAAAAAGACCATGTGTAAGACGATATTTCATTGTGATACAGCGACTTTTGATAGTAGGTATAATTCACTCGACTTCCCATTTATCGGTGATGGTAGCCGTAAAGCTTACTCAAAAAAGGCTGTTACAAAATGGATTGCTGATCACCAGCAAACAATAGGAGGGCAATTAAATGATTAAGATTGATGGCTTTGTCTTATTACTAGCATTCATTACAGTTGGCAGCCTTTGTTACGGCGCCGGCAAAATCGGATTTAAAAATCTATGGGGGTTCGATGATGATAAGTCTAATAGTAACGTTATCAAGTTTGATGGTCGCCGGTACGTACGATCTGATAGAAAGGCGCAATGAGCGCAACAAAAAAACCGCTGATGCTGGAACATCAACGGCGAATAAAGTAGTTCGATAAAACATTTATACGGTAATTATATCACAGAATTGAATGAGGTAAAAATTGTGAATAATAAAGAAATCATAGATCAGTTAGAACAAGCACTGGAATTAAAGGAAAAAGAAGAGGGTGCTTTTATTTTAGCGACGGCCATGTTTCAAGATGGCACTTCTAGAATTAGCAGCATTGCGTACGGTGATCAATCAGAAGTGATTGTAGTTTTAGCTAAGTCTTGTATCGATGCATTAAGAAATAAACCTGAAGTCATTAAGAAGGCGTTTATCGCTACTGTGGCTGACGGATTGGAATTAAAAATGGAGGCCGAATAATGAACGCTAACTTAGCAACTATTCAAAGACAAAATTGGCAATACCACGAACCGGAAAATACAGTGTTCTCTGAAGATTATAAAGGCGACGCAATCTATAACGCAGATAGCTGTTTAGAGTTTAACGGAGAACTTTTCATGCCAGGTGATGCACTAGATTTTGTTAAATACTTAGGTGCAACGGAGGTAGAAAGATAATGACAAACGAAGTAATGGATAAAGAAGTTTCATTTGAAGTAAATGGCGAGAGTGTTCGTTTAACGCCTAATATGATTCAACAATTTTTAACAAGTGGTAATGGTAATATCACGCCGCAAGAAACAATGATGTTTTTAAATCTATGTAAATATCAGCATTTAAATCCTTTCTTGAAGGAAGCGTACATTATCAAATTCGGCGACAGTCCTGCGCAAATTATTACGTCAAAAGAAGCGTTTATGAAGCGTGCTGAATCGTCACCTAATTACGACGGTGTTTCAGCCGGTTGTATCGTTTTAAGGAACAACGAGATAGTTTACACGAAAGGCGCCTTTACACTACCTACGGATGATTTAGTGGGGGCTTGGGCTGATGTTAAACGTAAGGACCGTTCAGAGCCTCATCATGTTGAAATCGGCTTGAAAGAGTTCAGCAAAGGTCAATCGACTTGGAAGGCGATGCCTGCGACAATGATCCGCAAAACTGCAATTGTTAATGCTTTACGTGAAGCGTTCCCAGAATCATTAGGAGCTATGTATACAGAAGATGACAAGAGCCCTAATGAAACAGCAACAAAGGCTATTCAAAAGCAAACAGAGCCAAGCAAGACTCAAAACAAATTAGCAGACATTATCGGGAGTGGAAATGATGCAACAAACGATGTTAGAGAATCTGAAACAGAGTCAGAACCTGAAATTATTGAGCCAACTAAGCAAGATGACCCAAAAGAAATTGAAGGAGCCGTTGAACAATCAGAATTACTATAATAACGCTGCTGATTGGCGTTATATGAGCCCTACGTTATTTAAGAGATTTATGGCATGCGAATTTAGTGCTCTGCATGATTTGGAAAATCCTGCAGAGAACAACGCCGAAGCGTTAGTTGTTGGCAACTATGTTCATTCATATTTCGAGTCGGTAAAAGCTCATGCAACTTTCGTTAAGGATCACGAACAAATAATTAACGGTCGTGGCGGAAAACCTAAAGCGGCTTTCGTAAAAGCTCAAAAGATGATAGACAGACTAGACAATTGGCACGCCTTTAAAGCTGCTTATAAAGGCGAAAAAGAAGCAATCATCACAGGAAATATTTTCGGTGTTGATTGGAAAGGAAAAATCGACTGTTTGAATGTTGAAGCTGGAATTTTCTTCGATATTAAAACAACGCGTTCGATTCATGATCACATTTGGAACGAGGAGACACGGACAAAGGAAAACTTCGTCGTTAGATATAACTACACACTTCAAATGGCAGCTTATAAAACAATGCTTGAACAGATGTATGGGCAAGAATTTACGCCTGTGATTGTAGCGGTCAGCAAAGAAGATCACCCAGACATTCAAATGATTAGTTTTGACGGTTACGACTTTGAGCAAGACTTACAACTTATCAAAGACAATCAAGAACATATTATGAACGTTATTTACGGGAAAGCAGAGCCATTCAAATGTGGCCACTGCGATTACTGCAAGGATACAAAACAACCAACCGATGTCATTTCAGTATTAGACCTATAGGAGGGCACTAATGAATTCAGTAAACTTAATCGGCAACTTAACGGCCGATATTAAATTGGAAACAAGCAGCAATCAAACACACTATGCAAGATTTTCATTAGCGGTAAGACGTGATGCTAATCACACAGACTTCATTAACTGCGTTGCGTTTGGTAAGACAGCAGAAATGCTAAGTAATCAGATAAAAGGTTCAAAGATTGGTGTTAGTGGCAGCTGGCAAACAGGCAGTTATCAAAACCAACAAGGACAAAAGGTTTACACCAACGATTGTAGCGTTTATCGGGTTTATTTCTTATCACCGCTAAATAAAGATGCTGACACGCGCAATACAGCGCCAAGTTCAGCAGCAACAGCTAATAACTATGTTGATCCATTCGCAAATAATGGACAGCCAATCGATATTTCGGACAACGATTTGCCATTCTAGGAGGTAGCTCATGGCTATATACAGACAGATTCATACAACAATTTGGCAAGATAACTTCGTTGGCGACGTGCTGACAGAGCCCCCAGAAAAGCTTTTCTGGGCTTATCTGTTAACTAATAGCCAAACTACCCAATGCGGTGTTTATCCGTTCAGAATGCGACAAGCGCAGTTTGACACTGGGTTAACCGGAGACGAAATTAAAAGCATCATCAACAAGCTGGTCCAGTACGAAAAGATTAAATACAGCACAGAAAACAACGAAATCATGATAATTAATTGGTTGAAATACAATTCGGCTAGATCACCTAAAGTGGCTGCGGTAATTGATAAAGAACTTTTAAGCATCAAAACACTTGAATTTGAATCAGAAGTCATCAAGAAGTGTTTGGAACTTAAATACCCTATCAAAACTAAATTATCTGATGAAAATACAGTATCGATACCCTATGGATACTCTATCGATACGATATCGCAACCAGAACCAGAACCAACACAGAACCAGAATATAACCAACACAGCAACAGAGCCAGCGGACGAGGATCATGCTACTGCTACTCCTGACGTTTACACGTATTACCAAGAAGCTTTTGGCGTGTTAAACAGCTTTGTTAGCGAAAACCTGACGCAGTGGGTCAACGATCTAGGCGATGAGTTGGTAGTTGAGGCAATGAAACGTGCAGCTCTTGACCAAAAGGGTTTTCGCTATGCTGAGGGCATCATGAAACAGTGGGCTAAGAAGAATTTAAAGACGCTTGACGATGTGAATGCTGATGACGTTAGATTCAACAACAGTAGCCGGTCTAAGCGCGGAAACATAAAGCAAGAGCCTACGCCAGAATGGGCGAAACCTGATTACAAAGCACCTGAAAAGATCGAAACGCCTGCAATGACTGATGCTGAATTTATGGCACTTATGGAAGGCGATCAAGATGAAAATTAACTGGGGTAAAGAGTTATCTAGAGTGTCAGGTGAACAAGATTACGACCCTGGCATGCTTACTTACATTCGAAATGAGATGAAACGAGATGTCCTAAGCGGTGGTAACCCATTTGATGGACAATGTGCTGGTCTATTCAAATATTTTGTTATCGCAACAGTTTGGTGGCAAGCACGGCAATCTGGATACACTAAATTGCATGTTGACTTATACGGAGAACCAGCATGGTATCTTGATTTTGAAAAAGTTAAAAGCGAGGCGATTTTGAAATGACAGTATTACAGCGTGAAAGAAATCAGGCGTTGGCCGATTACGGTAATTGCGATTGGGCAGAGTTGCCTGAGAATGACATAAACAGAATTAGAAAGGGCTTAGGCATTGACCTAGCCGAGGTAGACAACGAATTGGAGTTCTATCGTTATCGAATTACGCAAGGCAACGTACGAATTTATTTTGAAAGCACGAAAGAATTGCTTAACTACTTTGGGATAGGCAGAACGGCATTGCGCGAAAGGATTAAACGTCATTCGCGTTATAACAATTATTTAATTGAACGCGGCTGCTGGGACGCTGGATTGCTTAAAGTAGGTATGGAGGTAGATCGGGATGATATGGAGGTGAGCGTATGACGTTGGCAGACAAAATTGAACTAATCAATGACGCTCATAAGCGGGCTAAGCAGTCGCACAACTATAATGCCGCTGCTTACTATGAAGCGCAGCTGGATTTACTAGAGAGTTTATTCAAACAAGGAATTGAATTCATAGAGGCTAAATAATTAAAAGAGTAGAGGAGGCCTAGGGAATGACTAAACGTAGGTGGTGGGTTCGCCACCCAAAGAGCGGATGGTATTTAGGCTTTAACGACGGCTATACATGGGTCAAAATGGATAACTCCCATTCGTTGTCGCTAACCGAGAAACAGATTAAGTCAATTAATCCCAAGTTTTGGGAATGGCGTGTAGAGGACAAGACTTACTTTATCTAGCGCAGGAAGGATAGATAAAAATGACTAAAGGGATGTATGTGAGATTAAAAAACTACAACGTGTGCGGCCGCATTTCAGATGTGCTGCCTGACGGTGTATGCGTTAAAGATGCAATCGGACAGCGTTATTTCTGCCATGAGTCCGAATTAGTAGCGATTACGGAGGGCGAAGTTTATGCCACGATTGGAGATGCTAACTAATGGATAGATGTTGGGATTGCGGTGCAACATTTGCGGATGGGGATTTTATGTATATTGGCGGCGGTGAGTACTGGTGCGCTAATTGTCAGAAGATTTATAAAGCTTGGTAGGAGGTTAAGTGATGAAATATGAAAAAGCGAAGTTACCTAAGATAATATTTGATTGGCTTGATAACGAAATAAAACAAGCGACGATGAGGCTTAATGTGGCGCAACCATTCACGACAATTGCCGCTATCTTGAATGAAATGAATAAAAAAACTTTCGATAGTGATCTATTCTGGTGGATCAACCTACCTGCTAACCAATGGAAGCTAATCGACGCCCTGCGGTACGGATATGAAGCTGAACCGGAACCAAGATGGGGGATTAAAGCGGGACATAGCTATCTATATGAACCGAATGATAAGTCTTTTGGGCCTGATGAAGAGCCATTTAGCTACAGCTCACGTTATGACGCTGATCAAGTAATCGTTAAGTTAGGCTTTGGCGAAGTGGTTGATTTGAATGAGGAGGAGGTAGCCGAATGACAAAAATTGAGGTTCAACTAGATAAATACCACCTAGTGGCAAGCTTATTGACGGTAGCTGGTGCGCGTTTACAGTTAGAAGACTTAGAAGCCAATGAGATGGGTAAAGCGATAGAAAAAACTGCTACGAAATTATGGCAAGAGTTACCCCAAGACTATCGACACTTAGTTGAATTGGATGAGGTAGAGGGATGATTGGCTGGTTTGCATCACCGCAAGCGGATTTAATATTTAAATTATCAGCGCTAGGCTTCATTATTATTGGATCAATCATCAGTTATCATCTAGACAAATAAAAAAGCCGCCCTGGCCGGCGGCTTATACATAAAGCTAATGTTTCGAGTGACTATATTATAACAAAATAAAGGGGTATACGCATGGTTTCATTTAATGAATTATTTCCACAAGTAAATGAAAAAGCAACAATTGATAAAGTTAAACATTTTTTTAAAGATGAACTACCTAAAGCGCAACGGTATAGTCACAAAGATATTAGCGGGATTAAATCACCAACCGTCAGTGATATGCCCGGTGGCGGTTCGGTCAGTAATCATGTTGAAGACAGAATAACACAACGAATTTATGCGGGTCAGGTAGTTGATCGTTGTCGAGAAGCGATTGAATGCTGTGACGCAATCAGCCAACAGATTCTGTGGAGTGTCTATGTTAAAGATAACACGGTCATGGGGACGCAATTAGAGAGTGGCTACGGTGAAACTCGGTTCAGATATTATAAGAATCGGGCATGCTTACAGTTTGCTGATGCATTTATGCTTGAGGACTTACACGTGTTCAAGAAATAAAAAGTGCGGTTTTTGTGCGGGTTGTCTACGGTTTTTATCCGGATTTACGTGTTAAATTGGTATTGTTGATTAATAACGAAGCGCGTTTAAACTGTGACCAGTAATCACCGGCGGAAAACGGTGGTCGCGCTGTTGCCAAAAATACGATCTGTTATACCCGGCAATTAGCGTTAATCAAACTTTGTTAGGTTAATCGACTTCAATTCTAATTGCTGGAAGCGTGGGGTTAGCACGTTGTTGCCGTGGATGATCGCGGACCTAACCATTCCTAGTAGCTTAACGGTAAAGCATGCAAATCCTCCTTTAGGCGCAACTGGTAATCCACCGTTCGAGTCGGTGGCTAGGATATTGACAAATGTCAAGCCCACCACACCGTTAAATCGGCAGGCATGTCCTGATGTGGTGATTTTATTTAAGGGTTATCAGTATTCTAGACCATGCTGATTATAAAACCCCAACCTATCGCAGTGGCGGAATAAAGGTTTCATGTGTGGTGCAAATCCACACCTGCGATATTGCCAGTAATGGCACATACTTCACCTCCAATAGCCCTAGCCTTTATGGCTGGGGTTTTGTATTATAGATTTATTGGAGGGTGAAAATTATGGATAGAGAAAGTTTGTTAGAAATGATCAATAATCCAGAATCAATTTTAAAGGCTGATAAAAAAACGCTTAAGCAAAGAATAGAGCAACAGAGGTTAACAGCTGATGAGTATGCAGAGGCTGCAATCGATACAGGAAAATCTAAAGGTCGAGAATTGGTTGTTGATATATTAAATGGGTCTTTAGGGAGTCTTATTTTTGATGTGATTGAAACTGGCGATGAACTAGGCCAAAACATATCTGATATGAAAAAATCTTTGGTCGTTGCTTCTTATGTACAAAAATCAGACGACCACGATAAAGCGTTACAATGTATTGTTGACTTAATTACGGATCCCTATGGTCTGACATTGTATTCAAAATTAATAGAAATACTTAATGATTCACCGGCAGATGATGATACCTTAAATGTTTTAGCCAACGTTCTAAGGAATATAAGTAATGATAGTGATTTAAAAGAACACTTTTCAAATAAGAGAGTTGTGTTGTCTATGATTGCCAAACTATCACCACAGGCACTCTTAGTATTGCAGAAAGCTAATAGATGGCCGATTATGAAAGCTCCCAATAAAGCAAGCATCACTGTTGGAGGAATAATGAACGGTGATAACAGTGAGTATATTGCACAAGGATTATTAAAAACTGAAATATTTAATGACATTTCAATAACATCATTAGGACTAGCAATCAAGGAGTTAGAAGTAAATGGACTATGTTTCACGGCGTCTGGCACGTTTGGCGGTAAAAATGCAGTACAAGAAACTTTAACAGATTCGGGCAAAGAGGTATATAAATTAATCTATTAATATTATCAAGGCAGCCTAGGCTGTCTTTTTTAGTCCCGAATATTTGTAGTACTGTAAGATTGAGTCTACAATTAAAGTAAGAAAGAAGGGATATCATGGTAGTTTATGTATTTGGGCTTCCTAGTCCCAAAGATGTTTATAAGCGCGCAAAGGATAAAATTCGGAAACAGAAGAAAGATAAAGAAAAGAAAGCAGAAAAAGGACCAGTTGCAACAACTGCTTAAGATAGTGAAGGATGTCAATACGACGTCCTTTTTAGTTAGGAGGATACATAGATAAATCTTTTTAACTAGTACAAATCATACTAGACTCTGATTATTCGCCAACTATTAAATTAGTAGAAATACAACGTGTAATTGATGTGATGATGCATCACGAAAATCAATAAAGAGATATTTGAAAACTTTTTTAATAAAGTGAAATGCAATTACAATCATTAGGAAAGTAGCGACATAAACATGAAGTTGTGGTATATTCTGGTTAACGGAAGGTGATATAATGTCAAAGACTATTAATGAGCAAGTTTTCGAAATAATTGATGAAATGTATAATGATTTGGCCCACAAAGAAATTGATCAGCATATTAAGGATATTCTTTTAATTGCAGCAAAACATTTATCTACAGAAGATATGCCAGCTCAAGTGGTAGCAGCTAAAACCGTAAATGGAATTACAATTTGGACCATGAATGGTAAGAACTTATTGGGTGATGAAAACGCTGAACGAATCCGAAAATTGATGCGGATTGCTCGCTCCGAGGGATACAAATGGAATGCGACTGGCTTAGGTTCATTAGGCGTACAATTTTAAAAGAGTTTATCTTGAGACAGCTTAGGCTGTCTTTTTTAGTGCAACAAAAAACGACCACCATAAGGCAGTCGAAATTTGGAAGTATAATCCAATATGTGCCAGGTGTTTGGGGGTGCCTGACAGGTTCATTATAGGACAGTTAACATTTACAATCAATGGGAGAACTAAATAAGTCATAGCCAAATGGTTATGGCTTTTTTTATACGTAAAATTAAGGAGTGAGTTAGATGGGATTTTTATATATTGTCAGTATCGTTTTATTAATTGCAAAAGTTATGGGATTACTTGCTATTAGTTGGTTGTGGGTATTTGCTCCAGCTATCGCAAACGTTATTATTCAAATATCAATTGTTGCCTTTGCAATTATTGTTACAAAAAAAGTGTGATTAACATGTACTACATGAACCAGGGTAGCTACAAGAAAGAGCCTGATTGGCAATCGAGATCCGATGCCCGTTTAGAGAAGTGGCTTAAACAGAAGAAGATAGATGAGAAACGTCGTTCAGATAATGAGCGGCGTATTTTATTGGAGAAAAAGTAGCAAACAATGTGTGAATGGGTGCTAATAAAAAATTTTGTCAAGTTTAGTCAGTTTAATCTTCTAACTCTTATATTACTAGTATAGGACATAAGAATGCCCTAAATACTAAAAAGGGAGTCACTAATATGACGAACAAAACAGAATTGGCACCAATTATGATGAAAGCACTACGAATCGCGGCAACGGGAGAATTCGATGGAGAGGTGAGCAATCACATCGAGTGGAAATATGGCTATATGATGGTCAAGGCTTTAGTTGAGCTAGATAAGAGAGGGTATGTATTTCTAATGCCGTATGGGTCATACCTTAAATTTAGGGATGTAACACAGGAAGGAATGCAAAAGATATTGGATATATAGATATAGCCAGAAATATCTATTAAACATTGGAGTGTGGTGAATATGTAATGACTAATGAAGAGAGAAAAGATGCAGCCCACAAAGATTACGAATTGGGGATGAAGTACAAAGATATCGCTGATAAATATGATGTGTCGATTAATACCGTGAAATCATGGAAACAGCGTAACGAATGGGAACGTGGGCCAAATAAAAAAGTGGTGCACCCTAAAAGTAAAAAGGGTGCACACAAAGTTGAGAAGATTGCACCAAAAATTATCGAAGAAATTTCTGCCAATGATGAGCTTAACAATCAACGGAAGTTATTCTGTTTGTACTACGTACAGCGATTCAATGCAACGTGGGCTTATATGCAAGCGTATGGCGTTGATTATCGAACAGCTAATGTGAATGGTCCAAGGTTGCTAGGAAATGCTAGTGTGCGTGAGCAAATCGATAAGCTGCGTAACGAGATTGCTAATGACCTATTTGTTACAGCTGATGACATCGCTAAAGAGTATGCCAAGCAGGCTTTCTCGGATATCGGTGATTATGTTGAATTTAAAACCGAGATGGAGCAAGTCATGGCATTGTATGGCCCGATGGTTGACAAAGATAAGAATCCCGTAATGCAAAAAAGGTCTCGTGTTTATTTAAAGGATGACGAAGATGTTGATACCTCCTTAATAAAGTCAGTTAAGGTTGGCAAGGACGGTCCCGTTGTTGAACTTTATGATAAACAAAAGGCAATGGATGCACTAATGAACTATGTAGGCGAGAAACAGACGCTTAAAGGCCAACTTATGCAGGCTCAAATTGACCGCTTGAAGATTCAGAATGGTGATAACGATCCTGATGAAGATGACGACGATGGTTTCTTAGAGGCTATTGACAAGTCAGCGAAGGATGTGTGGTCTGATGAGTAATGTATTTAAGTTTACGCCGTTTTCCAAGAAGCAGATGCAAGTTTTGACGTGGTGGCGTTATGAGAAAACATGTGTTAAGGATGCAATCATATGCGATGGGTCAGTTCGTGCAGGTAAGACGCTTATTATGTCACTATCCTACGTTTTGTGGGCAATGACTGAGTTTGAAGAAGAACAATTTGGTATGGCCGGAAAGACAATTGGATCATTCCGCCGTAATGTTGTGCGTCCGCTGAAACGAATTCTAAAAGCTAGGGGTTACCGAGTTAAAGATAAGCGTTCGGATAACATCTTAGAGATTAGCAAGGGCGGTGTTACCAACAGCTTCTTTATATTTGGTGGTAAAGATGAAGCATCACAAGATTTGGTTCAAGGGTTAACGGCAGCGGGTTTCTTTTTTGATGAAGTTGCCTTGATGCCTGAATCATTTGTTAATCAAGCTACGGCACGTTGTTCTGTTGAAGGTTCAAAGCTTTGGTTCAATATGAATCCTGAGGGGCCGTATCACTGGTTCAAGACAGATTGGATTGACAAAATTGCTGAGAAAAATGCTATTCATATTCACTTTACAATGAATGACAATCCTTCACTGAGTGCCAAGATTAAAGCAGGTTACGAGCGAAGGTATTCCGGTGTGTTCTACCAACGTTACATCTTGGGACTATGGGTGCTATCCGAAGGTGTTATTTATGACAACTTTGATAGGCAAACAATGTCTGAAGACATCCCTGATGATATGCATTTCAGTAAGTATTATGTGTCCTGTGATTATGGGACGCTTAATCCGACTGTATTCTTGCTGTGGGGATTGAATAACGGTGTTTGGTATTGTATCAAGGAGTATTACTATTCGGGACGTGAAACCAAGCATCAGCGCACAGATGAACAATATGCTAATGAGTTAGTTAAATTCTTAGGCGGTATCAAAGCGCAGATTATTATTGATCCGTCTGCTGCATCGTTTATCACTAAGCTAAGAAGTATGGGCTTCACGGTTATCAAAGCGCAAAATGATGTGCTCGATGGAATACGTGCAACGCAGACCGCACTTAATGTGGGGCAAATTAAATTCAGCTCAACATGTTCTAACGTGTTTAAGGAATTTGCATCGTATATCTGGGATATAACAGCAGAGCAACGTGGCGAAGATAAACCAGTCAAAGAACATGATCATAGTATGGACGCAATGCGTTACTTTGTATTTATGGTTATTTACAAGAATAGAACAGCTAAAGTGTCAGCCAAACCGGCTGGCCTTTTTGGTTAGGAGGGATATTTTGGGATTTCCAATTGATAGAGAACTGGCTGGGGACATTAATAACCCTAGCCTTGAACTCTTAGATTATGTGTTACGGAAACAAGCGAAGAACAAGCAGCGCTTTGACAAGTTAGACCGCTATTACAATGGTAAACATGATGTGTTAAATCGTCAGCTAAATGAAAACAGCAAGAATACCAAGATAGTTATCAATCATGCTAAATATGTCACTGATATGGCTGTTGGTTTCGTTACAGGTAACCCATTTAGTTATACTGCTGCACCTGATAAGAATATCAAAGCAATTCAGGACTCATTTGATGCAATGGACATCGTTTCACACGACACTGAATTGGAGAAAGACTTATCTGTATTCGGAGTAGCCTACGAATTGTTGTACTTGAAGGCAATCGACGATACGACAACTGAAGAGCGGATTGAATCAATTGATCCGCGTGGTGTTGTATTAGTCACCGATGACTCAGTAGAAAAGAATCCCTTATTTGGTATTCATTATCAAAAGAAGTTCGACTTGAACGGTCGTGAGAATGGCTATCTAGTTAAGGTATACACTGCTAAAGGCGTGCTTAGTTATCGAACTGTTTCAGGTCTGAGGATGATTACTGGTAATGTTGGTAAACCTAAGTATAAGGAGCACTATTTTGGTGGTGTTCCGATTATTGAATATCGAAACAACGAGGAAAAGCAAGGCGACTTTGAGCAAGCTATCTCTTTAATTGATGCATACAACATACTTCAATCCGATCGTGTGTCAGATAAAGAAGCGTTTATTGACGCATTATTAGTAGTATATGGATTCACGATTGAAGGGCAACTAAAAAAAGGAATGATTGAAGCACCGGGTAAAGGGGCTGATGGTGCGTCTGTTGAATGGCTAACTAAGCAGTTTGATGAATCTCAGTTACAAGTGCTAATTAAGTCATTGCAAGATGACATTCATAAGATTACTTATGTACCCAACCTCAATGACGAACAGTTTGCCGGTAATATTTCAGGTGAAGCTATGAAGTATAAGTTATTTGGTTTATTGAACCTCATGAGTATGAAGTCTCGCTACCTAGTCAAAGGGTTGAGACGACGCTTAGAATTGATGCAAAACATTATGATTGTTAAGTCGCAAGATGTTGATGTGAAGGGCACTAAGATTGGTATCACGCCTAACATCCCTGTTAACTTAACGGATATCATCAACAACATTCGTAATGCGGATGGCTTTATCCCTCGTGAAATCACATTAAGCTGGTTACCTGGTGTTGATGATCCTGCTGAAGTGGTAGCGATGTTGGATAAACAAAAAGCTGATGACATTGAACAGAACCAAAAAGCTTTGGGACAACCAAGTAACAGCAATTTAGATGACAAACCAGACGACAAAGGAGGTTATCGTGATGATCAAGGCGACGTTTCAACTAAACAAAAGCAAACAGATAACGGGCTATCGGATTAGCGGTCATGCTTTGTTCTTGCCAAAAGGTATGGATATTGTTTGTGCAGGCGTTTCAGCGCTCACGATTGCTATTACTAATGAGTTACGAAACGATGTTAGCGTCGATCATGATAACGGCTTTATCTCAGTTGGCGATATTCAATCCAGTTTAGTCAACACAACGCTCACTCATACGCTACTATCGGGGCTACGAAGCATTGCGGAACAATATCCGGATAACTTAACGGTAGAACAGTTAACTAGCTTAGAGGCGTAAATATGGCTGATAAGGACAAGCTTACTTATTGGGAGTTACGGTCAGCGCTTGAGGAACAGAAGCTGTTTAAACGTGGTGACAAGTACGAACGGAAAGTTATTAATGCTTATAACCAAGCTAGACAGTACCTCACTAATGCGGTCGATGAGTTATACAAGCGATACGATGGCCAAACTTCATTAACTGAAGCTCAAGCAAAGGCGGCTCTAAATAATACGGTACCAGCTGCGGACTTAGTAGCTTTGCAGAATGCTGTTAAAACGATTGACGATAAAGAAACTAAGATTAAGGTTCAGGAATATCTAGATTGGGTAGCTGCTAAGTCACGAATTACCAAGATGGAAGAACTGAAAGCTAAAGCTTACATCGTGGCTAAGCAATTGGCAGACGTTCAATTAGAACAATCAACTGATTATTATGTCAATGCGGTTAAAGATGCTTATGCCAGTGCTTCGAGAGAGGCAATTATAGGCAACGTTCAAGCTAGGGAGGGTGTCTATCAGGGAGAAACGGTCCCGAGGGTTAATCATGAGACCAATCAAATTGAATTTGTTAAGCCTGAAAAGACTACGCCAATAAAGGCTGAGAATGCTGATGCATTCAGCGAGTTATCGACTCATGAAGTTAAACAGATACTTGATAAACCGTGGTTGGGTAGCAATTATTCTAAGCGAATCTGGAATGATACTGATCTGTTGGCCAAGAAGTTACAAGAACTATTTGCTGTATCTGAAATGACTGGTATGAGTCAACGTGAAATGGCTGAGAGGATTGCCAAGGAATTTAACACTGGTATCGGTGTTGCTAGGCGTCTAATTCGGACAGAAGCTAATCACGTCCATAATCAGGCTAAGTTAGCTGGTTGGAAAGCACATGGCGTCGAAAAGTATTCTTTAGTGGCTGTGCTAGATTTTCGGACTTCTCAAAAGTGTAGAGATATCGATGGTAAGGTATTTGACGTTGATAAAGCAACTGTTAATGTTAATTTTCCACCGTTGCATCCTTGGTGCCGAACGGTTGCGGTCGCTTGGTTCAGTTACGCCAAGTATGGTGGCAATCGAACGGCTAATGATCCTATTACGGGAGAAACTTTTAAGCTAAGCGCGGAAGATACTTACCGAGATTGGGAACAAATGTTAATTAATAAACATGGCAATAACAAGGTAATGAATGCCATGAAAAATGCGAAAAAATAGTAATTGACCTGTCAAATGTCTTTAAACTGGGCAAATTACAGCGTGTGTGGGCTAAGTGTTTCACATTTAGAGATAAGCATTGTGTGTGGGTCAGAAATGATGTTCATGGGATGCTTATTTTTTGTGGAATGAATTGGTGTGCATGAGCTTAGGAGGAATTTTAAATGAAACATGTCAAGTTATTCTCAAATGTCTTACCAATGAAGTTACAACTATTCGCTGATGGCGGAGAAGGTGGACCCGGTGCGGGAGAAGGCGGTACTGGTGGTAATGGCGCAGGTGAAGGTGGGCAAGACCCAAATCCAAGCCAAATTACTTTTACCGATCAATCGGAATTAGATAGCTGGTATGACAAGAAGTTTGCTAAGTCTGCTGAAAAGCTAAAGGAAGGTTGGAAACAAGAACAATCGCAACAAAAGGCGTATGAAGACATGACGCCGGATGAACAACACGAACATGATTTGGAACAACAACAATCTGAATTGGCTGATCGCGAGCAAAAGGTGACCATCGCTGAAAATCGGGCAAACATCACGCAAAAACTAGCTGCTGATGGATTACCAGTTGGATTAGTTGCTGCTTTTGAACCAGCTTTGGCTGATACAGATAATCTAGAAGATCTTTATACCAAAGTTGCTAGTGGTTACCGCGACACGGTTAGGGAAGCAGTCGATAAAAAGTTGGCAGGCTCATCTGATGTACCTGGTTCAACCGGAGGTGGTGGCGGTGGTAGCCAATCTGTTGGTGAATCATTAGCCGAACAACGCAATGCTAGTCAACAAACCCAAAAATCTATTTGGGATAAAAAATATTAGGAGGAACTAATTATGTACGTAGGAAAGAAAGTTACAATGTCAGACATCAACTTTTTAGCAAGTGAACACTATATTTCATTCACTGAACAAGTCGATGAAAACACAGCAGGTGTTATTACTGATGATTTGGGTCATAAGGTTGTGCCAGCAGGTACAGTTTTCCCTTCAAACGATGCTAAAGCAAAAGGGATTACTATTCACGAAGTTAACGTATCAAATGGGCCTCAACCGGTTGGCTTGATTGTTGAGGGCTGGTTATTAGCACAAAGATTGCCTGTAATGCCAACTGATGAAGCTATGAAGGCTATGGTATCAATCAAGTGGCGTGATGTTGAAAAGAAAGATGAACCAGCTGAAACAAGTAAATAATTAGAATATTGGAGGAACAGACATGAAAAAACAATTAATTATGAATTTGCAACATTTTGCGGACATTTTAGAAGTGTTTACTAAGAAAGATATTTTAGATTACACGCGGAACCGTGCTTACCCTGAAATGCTTGGTGACACTTTATTTCCATCTCGAAAGACTCAGTCGTTAGAACTAGATCAGATTAATGCTGGTAGTATGACCCCAGTTATTGCACCAGTATCAGCATTTGATAGTGAAGCTGAAATTGGTAGCCGCGAAGCTAGCGCTCAAACGCTTGAACTAGCGTTGATCAAACGTAAAATGCAAATCAAAGAAAAAGATTTGATCGCACTACAAAATCCACGGACACCACAAGAAGGCGAGTACCTTCAAGGACGTGTTTATAATGATATTGATACTTTAGTTCAAGGTGTCCAAGCTCGTGCTGAAAAGATGACAATGGAAATGCTATCCACCGGTAAAATCACTATCAAAGGTAATGGCTTAGAGGCTAATTTAGACTATTCGGTTGACAAGAAACACCAAGCTGCATTATCAGGCGCTGAATCATGGACTAATGATGCAAGTGATCCGATCAAAAACTTAGAAGACTGGTCAGACAGCCTAGATGTTGCACCAACTCGCGTTTTAACATCAAATAAAATTTTGCGTATCTTTATGCGTCATCCTAAAGTGATTGCTGCCATTTTCGGTAAAGATTCAGGCAGAACAATTGGGATGGCCGATTTGGATTCCTTCATGCAAGCTCATGGATTACCTGTTATCCGCACCTATGATAACAAGTACAAAACACAAGATAAAAACGGGAAATATATCTCGGAACGCTACTTCCCAGAAAATAGCTTTGTGATGATGAATGATGACTTGCTTGGCGAAAAAGTATGGGGGCCAACGCCTGAAGAAATCGCATTGACGGGTGCCGGTGATATTGAATCATCAATGATTGGTAATGTCTATGCCGGCATTTATCGTTCAACGATTGACCCAGTGGGGACATGGACTAAAGCATCAGGCTTAATGATTCCATCATTCGCTGCTGTTGATGAAGTATTCCAAGCAACCATTGATCTAACTAAATAATTGGAGTGATTGTTGTGAGCGATGAAAAAAGTAAACAATTAACTGCGTTGAAGCGTCTTACAACTGAAGAGGATAGTGATGCGGCTTTGATTGCTGACTTGTACAACGATGCGATCACTGAGGTTCTTGATTATACTAATCGGGATAAGATGCAAGATGGCATGTACGTCTACGCTAAGAAGATTGCTAAGGTTGCGTTCAATCAACTTGATGTCGAGGGTGAGACAGCTCGAACTGAAGGCGGCGTTGTTCAGAACTTCGAAGTAGGAATTCCTACAAGTATTCGTTCCAAATTAAATCGTTACCGAATTGCTAAAGCGAGGTCTTTATATTGAGACTCAAACGAAGCGATTTAGTAGCGGTTTTTTTACGGAAAAGAATAGTAGGGCATGACGATGAGCTGAATGAGATCATTACCTATGATGATGGTCAAAAGCTAATGATGAATGTCCAACCTGCATCAGGGCAAGTCGCAGCCGAATTGTACGGTGAGCGACTACGTTACTTTGCCAACGCCAAGTATGTAGGTAATGCAATCAAAGAAAACCGTAATGAGTTAGACGGTATTTGCTTGAATGTTGCATCGGAAGATGATCCTGATTACCGGATTGTAGCAATCAACACTTACAGCAATCATCTAAACATGACTCTAGAGAGGATTAAGCAAGATGGTGAAAGTAGAAGTAAGAGGGATGAACCAACTCAAGGCAAAGCTTGATAGGCTACCTAAAGTTTTAGAAGACGCTGTTTGGGATGCTAACTTTGATATTGTTGAGCTTGCTAGGGCTGATACCGTGCGCGAGATTCAATCTTCTACCAAACATGGGAGTGGCGAGACCGCCGGTTCATACAAGGATGAAGTTGTTATTAATAGCAACGGGCATGTTGTTGGTCGGATTTGGTCTGATAACCCAACAGCAATCTATCGAGAGTTAGGTACTGGTCAAGTTGGGCAAGCGTCACCTAAGGAGTTACCTGAAGGAGTCACGCCAGTATATCGGCAGACTCCTTGGTTTATTCCTGCTGAAGAGTTGCCCGATTTAAACGCTCTGTATGGCATGCCGTTGATTACTATCAAAGGTAAGAAGTTCTATCGAACAAATGGGCAACCTGCCAGACAAGCGCTCATGCCTGCCATTAAAGGGGCAAAACAGCAAGCTCCTGAAATCTATAAAGCTAATGTCCAGAAACAACTTAGAAAGTTGCGTGGTTAATTTGGAGATTATTAATATTAAACAGCTTGTGGCAGATATTCTGTCTAAACAGACAGATTTAAACTACTGCGGGACAAGTTATCCAGATGAGTTAACTAAGTTCCCTGCAGCAATCTACCACACCGCACATAAGCCGCATTTTATCGATTCTGATAAGCAGGAACTAGAAACTGATTGGACTGTTTCCATCGATTTGTTTAACGATCATGGTTCTCTTACAGAACTCTCAAACAAGTTAGTAAATGAGCTTGTTAAGTTAGGGTTTTCTTACACTTCAGGAGACCAAAATTTAGCAGGCGTAAAACGTACCGCTTTAGTATTCAACGCGATGGTTGATAACCAACGTAGAATGGTATTTCAAAATTAGGAGGAATTTCAAATGAAGTTATTAAAAACTGATTTACAAAAATTTGCAGAAACATTCGTAGACCCTAGTCTGGGTTTACTTACCAAAGGAACGAAACTGGCCTTTAAATCTAGTGCAGAAATGGATTTTGTCGAAGTAGCTGCAGTCAAAACAATTCCAGATATTGGGTCCGATCCAGAAAAAGTTGATGTTACGTCACTCGAAGACGGTAAGAAAAAATCTATTGCAGGCTTGCAAGATTCTACTAACTTAGCTTTTGGTGTCGTCTACAAAGGCAAGAACTTCTATCAATTGCTTGATAAACAAGGCACTGATAAACAATATGATTGGAAGATTACTTACCCAGATGGGCTAACTGTAACGTTTAAAGGTGCGTTCTCACTTAAACTCGGCAATGCTGAAGTTAATAAGAGCATGGATTACACAATTACAGTTGTGGTTTCAGACGGGCCTGATATCGTAGCCCCAAAAGCGTAACGGGAGTCACGCTTAATAAGACAACTTTAAGCTTAAAGGTTGGTGCTGTTGAAACACTAACCGCGTCCGTCACTCCCACGGATGCCATTAATAAAGCTGGTAAATGGGCTAGCGACAAAACTTCAATCGCTACAGTTGATCAACACGGAAAAATAGCTGCTATTGCAGTTGGTACAGCTAAAATCACATTTAAAACAGATGATGGTTCATTCATCGCGACATGCACAGTAACTGTTACTGCAGCATAAATAAAACTAGGAGGAAACAATATGACAAACGGTAAACAATTTAACTTAGGCGGTCTAATGTTAGACCTACGATTAAACGGAAAGGCAATCTTAAACATTGAAAAGCGCTTAGGCACATCAATCATGTCACTTTATATGGGTGGCAATGGTGGGGTAGTATTACCCGCCACCAACAAGCTATTAATCGTATTACAAGGTGCAAATCAAACTCACGGTATTACTGATAAAGATATGATTGGTGGTTTCGAAAAGTATCTCGAAGCAGGCAACACACCAATGGATTTAAACAATGTCATTCAAGAATTATTGGATGAAGCTGGTTTTTTCGGCAAGAAGAAGGACGATACCAAGACAGATGGGGAATTAGCGGAAACGACTCTAGACGGGGAACCAACGGAAGTTACGGATCCAGAAGAAACACTATAACCCAACCTGAATTTAAAACTGTGACCGAATTACTCTATGGTATTTATCCATATGCTGTAGAAAATGGCATCAAGGCTGACGATTTTTGGCAGATGACGTTTGATGAAATTATGATTCACATTACTGCGACAATTAAACATCACAGAACCATGCTTAAAGAGCGTGCGGTAATGGACCATAAGACAGCAGAACTCATGGCGTTTGCCGTCAATGACCCAAGCAAGATGCCATCTGTTGAAAAGCACTACAGCTTTATGGATGACAATGCAGAACGTCAACCGGTCACATTAAATAATGAGCCTGATCAAACTGAGCCAGAAGAATGGCAAAGTGATCAGGCTCTTTTAGTACAACAGGCTATAGCTGTTAGAGCTACTAATGAAAGGAAGAAGAAATGACAAAATATCAAGGCATTATCTACTACAAACATAATGGAACCAATGTATTTATGAACGCAGTTAAGGCAACAGATATTATTTCATTGTTCTGCTTCGATAAAAAACAAGTGGCCAAGTTAAATGAACGTTGGCCACTCAGTAAGAATAATATCTATATGTTATTTGAAGGGAAAGAAATTAAATTAGAGTCCGAGTGATGAAGTAATCAATTTACTGGCCACCGATGAAAGAATATTTAGTGATGCATTACCAACTTTTTTAGCGACAGTTGTGGTTGTTTCGGACCATATTTTGGGATTGCGAATATTGTCTAAAAACTTATTACCTTCCCAAGTAATTGTTCTAATTATCAACATATAATTACCTGCAAAATCCATTTTACATGTACCGGTGATGTATCCGGCATCCATTAATTGTTGCAGTGAATAAACAGTATCTTCAAGAGAATACTGATCAGGTGTCTTTTTGATGTCGGCTAGTTGTAACGGGAAATCTCTTAACGGAAATGATTCAATCTCCAGTAATACGTCTCTTACGCAATCATGATTAAGTTTCATTGGTGTTCCTTCTTTCAATTTAATGTCTAAATTATAACAAAAAATGGAGGTGAGTAAATGGAGTTAGAAACGCTTGAGGTCTATATCGATGCCAACCTAAGTCGGATTAATGAGCAACTTGAAAAAATCTATCCTGCTTTTGAAAAGGCATTTAGCAAAGTCGAACAAATTACTGGTGCTTCAATGGATAAGACTGAAAAGTCTATGGACATTAGCAAGGGTAGTAATAAGTTAATTGATGAAGTTAAAAAGGTTAACGATAATATGTCCAAACAGTTCGATAACATGTCAAAAAACGCAGAATTATCCATGAGTAAAACAGGCGATGGCATGGCTAAAGGTATGGCTACATCAAGAGTTAAGGTTGGCAAAGAAGTTGATCAGTTAGTCAATAACGTTAATTCAAAAATGGACCAAGCCAGAGCGATTCAACAAAAGGTTTCGTACCTTCAAAACAAGAAGGCTGTCGCTACTTCAAGTGGTAATCCACTAGATGCGCAGAAGTTTGATGCTCAGGTGGCATCTGCTGAAGCACGAATGACACGGTATCAGAATCAAGCTAAAGCTCTTGCTGCAGAAATGCAGTCGGAGTTTGACGCTATTCCAGCATCGTTAAATAAGATTGCTCAAACAATGGATCAAAACGAAGCTGCTATTAATCGGCTGAAAGCTAATATTAAGTCTTTACGGGCAGAACAAGCTGATGCTGAAATGCCAACAGGTAACTTCACAGACGGCTTTGGTTCAAAACCAACAGCTAAATCTTCTAAAATTGGTGATCAGGCTGCAAAGCAAGAAGCTAAGATGGCTAAACTCATTGCTCAAAATGATTCTTTAGGTGCTGCTTATGCCAAGGCTGAGGACAGAAGTGGTAGTTTAAAGAAGGCAATTAGTAAACTAAATACTGAATTGAATGGATCAGTAAATAGTACAAAACAGTCCAATTCAGCAATGAGCAGGCTTGGTTCAAAATTGACTAATTTAACAAGTAGATTTTCCAAGTTAAATGGTGCGCCGAAGAAAGCTTTGAATACTTTAATTAACCCAATGGGAAGTATAACTAAACATCTTGTTAATATTGGTAATGGCTCTAAAAAACTAGATAATGTTGGTGCCGCCGCCAGAAGAAGCGGTGGTATGTTGTCAGGCATGTCACGAGGATTAAAATCTTTAGCTTCACAGTTAATTATTTTTACTCTACTTTATCAAGGAGTAACAATGCTTGCATCAGGATTAGGTAGCGCTCTGATGACTAACTCGCAGTTCGCAGCATCCTTTAATCAAATTAAAGTTAATCTTTTGACTGCTTTTTATCCGATTTATTCAGCCGCATTACCAGCTGTTAATGCGCTTATGAGCGTACTTGCGAAAGCAACTGGTTATATTGCACAATTTACCTCAGCTTTATTTGGAATGAGTCGTGGTGCTGCTAAACAAGGGGCAGCGGGACTTTATAATCAAGTTAGAGCAATCAACGATACAGGCAGTGCATCCAAAGAAGCGTCTAAGCAAGTTAGAGAAACTAATAAACAGATTACCGCTGCCAATAAAAAGGCGGCCGAATCTGCTGCAGCCGCAAATGAGGCTTCACGTAAACAGATGCAGGAAACAAAAAAGAAGGCTCAAGAGTTAAAAGGTGCTTTGATGGGATTTGATGAAATCAACGTGCTTTCATCAGCCGAAGATAAACCTGATTATTCTTATGACAAGCAAAAAGCCGATAAGCAACCGTTACAGTCAGTTGATTCATTAGATGACGATAAACCAGGAGTTAACTTTAATATTCCCGATGGTGAACAATTTGGTGGGGCCATTGCAGCCGCCAATGCCTTAAAGAAAATTCTTGCCGATCTATTTAAGCCCATGCAAGAAGCGTGGGATAAGTATGGGAAAAGTGTTATCGACGCTTGGAAATACGCTTTACATGAAGTGGGTGGATTAGTTAAAGCTATCGGTAAGTCTTTTATGGAAGTCTGGACTAACGGTACCGGAGCTATATTTATTGGTAATATCCTTAAGCTATTGGCTGATGTACTAAACATTATAGGTGATGTGGCAAAAGCCTTTAAAGATGCTTGGAACGATGGTGGTCGAGGGACCAAGTTAATTCAAACAATCTTTAATGCATTGAACGCTGTACTTAACCTGTTACATGCTATCGCAAAGTCGTTCAGAGACGCTTGGAATGATGGTACAGGTGTATCTATTGCTAAGAATTTAATAGATTTATTTACTAATATTGCCACAATCATTGAAGCAGTTGCCAAGGCATTTCGAAACGCGTGGGTCGATGATGGTAATGGGACTAAATTGATTTCTTCTTTCTTAAAGATGTTTGACAGTATTTTAGGATTATTAAATTCAATTGCAAAGTCGTTTAAAGGCGCTTGGAATGATGGAGGAATCGGTGAAAAAATTGCCGGTAATTTATTGGGAATTTATACAAATATTTTCAATACAATTAGCGGTCTAGCCAACCAATTTAAAAGCGCTTGGAATTCGGCGGGACTAGGACAGACGATTTTTAACGATATTTTAAAAATCATCAATAGCGTATTAGACTCACTAAAGGGTGTCACAAAATCCACATCTGATTGGGCGAAAACATTAGATTTTAGACCATTACTTAATTCGATTGATGGGTTACTTAAAGCTATTCAGCCGTTAACTAAGAATATTGGTGATGGATTACAGTGGTTTTATAATAATGTATTGCTCCCTCTTGCTGGTTTTACAATCACCAAATTAATACCTGCCTTTTTAGACGCATTATCGGGTGCAATAAAGTTATTGAATGGTATCATCGATGCTTTAAAGCCTGCCGGAAAATGGCTTTTTGATAGTTTCTTAAAGCCAATGGCACAATGGACAGGTGGAGTTATAGTTTCAGTTCTTGAAGGTGTCGGGAAAGCGCTTGGTGTTGTGGGCGATTGGATAAGCAAGCATTCGGAAGGTTTTTCAAATTTTGTTATTGCTGTTGCAGCATTCGCTACTGCTTTGAAGGCTATCTCAATGGTTCAAACAGCCGTTACGGTCGTTAGTGGAATAATGTCCGCATTAAGTGGTATTGGTGGCATAACGGGAGCACTTTCATTACTTGGTTCTGGACTAGGTGGCATTGTTACACTGCTTGGTGGACCATTCACACTTGCGATTGCTGCCGCTATTGCGGTTGGGGTTCTACTCTGGAAAAACTGGGATACTGTGAAAGAGAAGGCTGGTCAGCTCGGTAAATGGATTGGCGAAAAATGGGATGGTATTAAGAAAGTAACCGAGAAGGTTTGGAACGGAATCACAAAGTTCCTTAAAAAATGGGGTAGTGATATTCTCATCCTTATGGTTACTGGACCAGCCGCTCCTTTTATTTTATTTGGAAAATACGTTTCTAAACATTGGGATGAAATTTCTAAATCAACATCTAAAATATGGGGAAACGTAAAGTCAACAATAACCAAAAAAACAAAGGAATCTTTTGATAATGGTAAGAAATATTTTGGGAATCTAAAAGATTCAGCTGCTTCTCATTTTGAAAGTATTAAAAAATCGGCTTCGGATAAATTTGAGAATATTAAATCAACGATTTCTTCAAAAGCGAGCGCTGCTAAAGACGGCGCTTTACGCGCTTGGTCATCAATGAGAGATAATACTAGTCCGTACTTTAGTTCTGTTAAGTCAACTGCAAAAAACGCGTTTGATAACGTCGCAAGTTGGGCCGGTAATTTAGGTGGCAGAATGGCATCGGGACTTAGAAACGGAATCAGTGCGGTTGGTAGTGCAGCTAAAGGAATAGCAAATTCAATTGTAAGTGTTATCGGATCAGCAGTTAACGGAGTTATCGACGGCGTTAAGTGGATTCTGAAACACGTTGGAGCCTCAGGTGCAGCTAGTGGATTACACCATTGGACAGTACCTAAATTTGCAACTGGTGGTACTCATAGAGGTGGACCGGCCTTGGTTAATGATCAACAAGGTTCTTTATATCGTGAGGCTTATCAGCTTCCTAATGGTAAAACTGGATTATTCCCACAACGAAGAAACTTTATTGCTGATATGCCTGCAGGGACTAAGATTATGAATGCTTCTAACACAGCTAAGTTAATGCAAAGTAACATACCTCATTACGCTTTTGGTATCGGTGATTTTAGCTTCCCTGAAATTCATATACCTGATATGAGTAACATCTTTAGCGGATTAGGCGGTGCATGGGATTCAGTTGTTGATACCGCTGAATCCATCTTCGATGATGTCACTCATCCGGGTAGAGTTTTGGATTACGCAGTCAATAAGTTCACTAAATTTACTGGTTTGGAACATCCTGCGTTGGACGTTGCAACTGGTAGTGTGGGCAAGATTAAAGATGGTGCTTTAAACATGGTCAAAAAGGCCCTAGAAGAGTTTTCTCCTGAACCCAGTGGTAGTGGTATCAAGAGATGGGCAGGTGTAATTCGTAAGGCACTATCTAAGAACAGCTTGCCTACGAATGGTGCTTATACTAATGCGTGGTTACGCCAAGTTCAAACTGAATCGGGCGGTAACGAGCATGCTATACAGGGCGATATTGGGGATATTAATAACAAGACGGGTAACCTTGCTCAAGGTCTATTGCAGGTTATTCCGCCAACCTTTAGAGCTAATAAGTTCCCTGGTCACGGGAATATCCTAAAAGGTTACGATAATGCACTAGCGGCAATTCATTACGCTAAGGGTCGCTATGGCTCTGATATGCTAGGCGTTATTGGTCGCGGTCATGGTTACGCTAATGGTGGACCAATCTTTAAGCACGGATTGTATGAAATGGGTGAAGGCAATAATCAAGAAATGGTGTTGCCTTTAACCAATAGATCTCGTGCTTGGGAATTAATGCAACAAGCATCAGAGATGATGGGCTTTGGCCAACTTCAATTGCCTGAAGTATTGTCTCGAGAAGATAACTTCTCAAGTAACTTTGATTTATCAAATGGCAATAATACTCAAACTGGTGGTGTAGGCACTAACAACGTGCTATCAGTAATTGCAGAGTTGTTAAGCAATAGAGGTAATGATGGCGGGCAACAGGCAACTGTTGAACAACCACTCATTCTAGAACTTAATGATGATGTTTTGGGTAGAACTGTTATTAAGGTGATTAATAAAGAAATTAAGCGGACTGGTAAGATTCCGCTCAACATTTAGGAGGGATTGATATTCGTGTCATATTTAAAAATTGGTGGGACAGCGGTTAAAGCACCGCAGTCTTTTCAGGTAGCAATTCAGGATATTGATGGCAATACAACGAGAAATGCAAAGGGGAATATGAACCGGGATAGGGTCGCTGTGAAACGGAAGTTACAAGTTTCATGGGGGCCTTGTTCTATGGCTGAATCTGCTGCTATTCTTCAAGCTGTGTCCCCAGTATTCGTTTCTGTAACTTATCCTGATCCACAAGATGGAAAAATAGCTACACGAACCTTTTATGTTGGCGACCGAACGGCGCCGACTTATTCATGGAACGCTCAGTTTTCACGGATTGAATGGAAGGGGTTGTCTTTTGATTTTGTTGAGAAGTAAGGAGGGATTATATGCTGAAAGTAAGTGACGCGTTTAATTCAGCGTTTGCAGCGCCGGATAGAGAGCTTCGTGCGCGTGTCACGATTGGAAAGACCGTTTATAATAGTGATGATTTAACTAGTATTAATTACGATTCGGGCGCAATGACCGGTGAGCAGTTTTCTATTGGCTCAACCTATATGAACTCGGCAAAAATTATTTTTAGTCACTTAGTTGAAGGTTTGAAACAACTAGATGAAGTTCTAGTTGAGTTTGGCGTTCTTAAACCAGATGGGACAGTAGAGTACGTTAAAATGGGGACGTTCATTGTCGACGACAAAATTCAAATGGATCGTAATAACAATACGACCACGATTGAATGTATGGATAGAATGACAATGTTAGGCGGCACCTATGTTTCAAAGCTAACTTATCCAGCAAGAATTAAGGACGTTGCCATAGAGATTGCTAATATGGCGGGCGTCAAAGCTAACGAAACTAGCTTTGCAAGATTATCAGAAAACAAGATTAATCAACCGACTGGCTACACTTATCGTGATGCTATAGGTTTAATTGCACAGTTTCAAATGGGATTCGCATTGTTTGATCGTGACGGATTGCTTGATGTTAGAACGTTACAAGATAATTCATTTAAAATTGACCCAAACCAATACTTCTTAAAAGGCCTCGTTAAAAACGAGACCTTTTTTAAGTTGAATGGTATTAGTTGTACTGTTGTGACTACAAGTAAGGGTGAAAACGGTAATGAGACATCCAAAACAACGGTGCTGCAAAGTGGTTCAAGTTCCGGGGCACAGATTAAGCTAGCTAATAACGTCATGACTCAAGATGTTTTAGATCGTATGTATGAAGCGCTCAAGTTTACTAATTACTATCCGTTCAGTTTAAATTGGAATGGCAATCCAGCTGTTGAAGCTGGTGATTGGTTAACTGTTGAAGATTTACAAGGTAATGAATTTAAAGTTCCTAATATGTCTTACACGCTTACTTACAATGGTGGTTTAACAACTACCTCTAAGGCAGATACGTCGGTTAGTTCGCCAGCAACTTATAGTTATGGTGGATCTATGAGCAATATTGTTAACGAAATTGGTGGTCGTGAAGGCGCTGAGGGTAATCATATCTATGAAGGAACTGAAGACCAGAAACCACTCTTTCCTAAAGAGGGAGACCTTTGGTATAAGCATGTTGGGCCTGATACTGAAGAATGGATTTATAAGGATGGAAAATGGGAGTTCCTAACATCTACCAAAACCGCAAATGACGCGGCAGACGCAGCGGACAAAGCATCAAAAGAAGCCGAAGAAGCAAAGAAGCAGGCTAATAAAGCAGTAGATGGTGCCAATGATGCTGTGGCCAAAGCAGGATTTGCAAACGACACGGCGACACAAGCTAAATCAGATGCGGCCACGGCTGGTCAACAGGCTAAAGACGCTTTAACAAGCGCTGGAACTGCTATTACTGACGCCAAAAAAGCCTTGACTAATTCAAGTAGCGCACAAGTCGATTCAGCGCAAGCGAGAAAAGACTCAGCTACCGCAATTAAAGACGCAGCGGACTCTTTGACGTCAGCTAAAGATGCTATTAACAAGGTCGGTAACTTAACAACTAGCGTCACGAGTCAATTCACGACGGTTAATAATGAGCTTAAGTCAAAGGTTAACCAAACCGATTACGATAAGCTAAAAGGGACCGTCACCAGCCAGCAGACTGAAATTAATCAAAATGCTAGCGGGATTAAGTTAAAGGCTGATAAGTCCTATGCGGATACTATTAATAATAGTGTTGTTAAAAACACATCGGGCATCGGTTTGTTAAATAATCAGATTGCGTTAACCGTCTCCAAAGCTGAGCTTAATAACGCGTTATCGAGCTACGCGACACAAACCTGGACACAGTCGCAGATTAAGTCTACTGCTGATTCGATAAATCTGAGCGTGACAAAGGTTCAGAATAATCTGGATAATCTTGCGATTGGCGGTCGGAATTATATTCTGAAATCTGGGACGTATACCGCTAATATGAATACGATGACTCGTATGTATCTTGCTGAATCAATTGGATATTTTAGTGAAAAATCAATTGCTCTATCATGCCGTATTGATTTTGATAACCATGTTCCGGGTCAAAAAAATAGATATGGTATGGAAACAAAATTACAAGGTGTTGATGGAAAAAATTATTACGCTAGTGTTTGGAAAAACGCTGTTGCAGGCGAATCATTCCATGGCACAATTCACGCTTTATTTAACATGCCAAAACTATCTCCAACAAACGATTTACACGAGTTCTGGCTGTATAACCAATCTGCAACACCGAATTCAACGGTTACAAAACCAAAGATTGAAATTGGAACTAGGGCGACTGATTGGACTGAAGCGCCAGAGGATAATGCTACTGTTGAGACCGTTTCTAAAATCGAAGTTGATTTAAGCGGCGTGAAGACAACTGTTGCCAATAAGGCTGACCAGTCGCAAATCACCCAACTGGCTAACCAAATCAGTTTAAAAGCCGACACCACGGCGCTTAATGAGCTTAAAGGTACAGTTGATAAACAAGGTTCCGAAATAACGCTTAATACTAATTCGATTAAATTGAAAGCTGATCAGAGTTCAGTTGACACTTTAAAAGGGACTGTTGACAAGCAGGGCAGCGCCATTGACGTCAACACGAAAGCTATTGATTTAAAAGCCAGTCAAAGTACTGTTGACACACTAACGGGGCGTGTCTCAACCGCCGAAGGTAAGATAACCGTTCAAGCGGACCAGATTGCGCAGACAGTTTCAAAAACGGAGTTAACAACTAAATTGAATGACTATGCGACTCAAACATGGACGCAAGGGCAAATCAAGACGACTGCTGACCAGATTAATTTGAGTGTTAGCAAGGTGCAAACTAATCTGGATAACATCCAGGTCGGCGGGGCTAATATCCTTAGGAACGGTATGTTTGAATTCGGGTCAGCCAACTGGCGTAACTGGGAACCTAATGGGCCTGTTTCTGGTGATAGTCGTCAATATCAGACCGGTGTTGGTGGGGATTGGGTGACTGGTACCAAGGGTATGATTCACTTAATTAGAACTACCGCTAGTAACGGTCACTCTTATGGGATCGCACAAGATGCTATTAGCGTTATACCTGGTGTTGAATACACAATATCATTTGAAGCCGCGACTGGAACACCGTTCACGTTATCGTTAGGTGACAATAATTCTGGATACCCATTTATATACGTTATAGTCAAACCTACGGGCCATAAGCGATGGTCGTACACATTCAAGACACCATCTACGGCTAAAAAAATGAATGTCTATCTTGGCTGGGGTGATGGGCAAACAGGAACTAATTGGATTAGTCGTATAATGCTTGTCCAAGGTAATAAATCACTTGACTGGGGCCCAAACCCTGCTGATTATGCAACTGAAGTCCAATTTAGCCAATTACAAGTAACGGTTAACGGCATCCAAGGTACAGTGCAGAATAAGGCTGATAAATCTCAGGTCACACAACTAGCTAATCAAATTACTTCAACCGTTAATAATCTTGGTACACAAAATTTTGTTTATAATCCGAGCTTTAAAAATCTTTCATTATCTGGGTGGTTAAACACTAATAATTGGTATGTTTCCGATTTAAATGTCAGTGGGTATAACGGAACTTACGGGGCCGGCGTGAACTTGACTAACGTTGGAACGGCCGGAAAAAATAGTTTTATGTATATGGGTTCTAAACATATCCCACACACGAGCGTCGGGGACACATTTTATTTTAGTGCGTATATAAAAATATATGGGCAAACCACAGCGGGTTCATACTTCTTTGTGGATTTCGCAACCCACAATGATGAGAACGGTTCTGACCGGATAGAATATAAAGACAGTAATCAAGTGACAATTGCCAACGGAACAGACAAATGGCTTAAACTTAGTGGCTCATTTAAGATAACAAAGCCCCATAAATATATATCGCTGTCGTTGTACTTTTCTGCGCATGGGGTTTCATCAGCCCATGTTATGTTTAGTCGGCCAATGTTATCTTACGTGCAAGATGCGCCGTTTAGTGATCAAGGTGTTTCGGCTTCTGAAATTACGCAATTAACAGATTTAATTAATCTCCGCGTACAAAAGGGCGACGTAATCAACCAGATTAACATTAGCCCCGAATCAATCTTAATTGCCGGCCAAAAAGTCCACATCACTGGCCAAACTTCAATCGATAAAGCAGTAATTAAAGATGCCATGATCGCAGACATTAGAGCCGATAAGATTACCGCCGGTACGCTTAATGCTGCTAACGTGAATGTGATTAACCTCAACGCTAATAACATCACGACCGGGACTTTAAAGGGCGCTAATTTGAGTATGAATCTGAACACTGGTGAAGTTGTATTTCAGAAGGGTGCGATTAGGTCAACCAATGGCAATCTAAACATCGATATCAGCAAGGGTACAATGGCGGTTATCAACCAGTACAAAAGTGGTTTTTATTTTGAAGATGGCAAGCTTGTTTTAAATGACGGCTGGTTGGAAGGTACTTCGAACCAGCCTAAATATGGGTCGCTTGAATACAACGCCAATTTCTTCACTGTTAACGGCTTAGCTGTTAAAGGAACAGAAGGCGTGACGATTGGGACACCAGGTTACAATCCATTAGCAATGTTCACGTCAGTTAATGAATCCGGGATTGCAATTGACAAAAAACATCTAGAAATAGGAAGTGTTGGCCCAACAATAATTAGTTCTGGCAATAGATTCTTTATGAATTTATTGACACAGTCGCCTTTTATTGCCGTTGGGACAACAGCGGATGGTAGTTATATGACTACTAGTGATCCTGGATCTCGAATTTCTTTATACGCAGAGTATGTACACATTAAATCGGCATACTCAAAGACAGCCAGTGGTTCAGCCAATGTTATCGTTGCCCAAGATGGAGCGCTAGTACGGTCAACCTCAGCATCGAAGTACAAAACGGATATTATCCGGGCGAACGCCACGGATTATGGGGATAAGCTGTTAAATCTGCCAACCGCAACATGGACAGATATTGCCGAAACTAAACGTTATCGAGATGATCCAGTTAATCAGATTAAACCGACGCGCAATTTTGGTATGATCGCCGAAGATTTGGCTGATGCTGGCCTTGAAATGCTGGTTGTCCGTGGGACAGATGGTGAATTAGAAGGGATTAATTACGACCGAATTGGGCCCGCGTTAATTCCGGTAATCGCGAAACTTAAAAATGAAGTTGAAATACTTAAACGAAAATTGGAGGAAAAAACAGCATGACAAAAACACTAACTTTTAAAAATTCAGAACTATCAGTAGTCGGTAATTTCTTGGGAACGTTAAGCCTAAAAAATAAGGCGAGTCGCGGTCGCACTAAACTAATTAAGTTAATCTCGGCTAAGAATGACGAATATAACGAAGAGCGTAAGGATGCGCTTGAACTGTTCATTAAGAAAGATGAAGCTGGCAATGATGTAGAAGGCGACACTCCGGGGTCAGTCGTTCTGATTGAAGAAAAGCAAGATGAAGCCAACGCCGCTATTAAGGAAATTGATAACGAGTCCGCGGTCATTGAGTTTACAGAATACAGCGAAAAAATGAAGTCTCTATATGATGCCATTGTTGATTATCCAACAGAATTTAGCAATCAGGACGCCGCTATTTATGATTTATTAATGGACCAACTGGAATCAGTGTTCGAAAATGAAATGGAGGAAACAAAATAATGAATATTAAAAAGACAGCATTAACTTATAATTTCGACGGTGATGGTAACACCTCATCTATTACCGTTAGTTTGTCCGGTAATGACGGGGCCGATTACTTAAACGCCAATATGACCGTGACAGCCGAAGACTTAACCGACGGGCAAACGTTCGACAATTTAACTATGAAGGACATTACAACGATTGCGCGGGCTAAGTTAGCTAAGGCAACAGCCGTGAGCGCTAATGCGTAATCGCAGCTGCTTAATGATAACTGTAATAAGCGTAGCTATGTGGGCCGTGCTTATTTATTTTTGTCTCAAATTAATTATGTAGGAAGTGGAGAAATGTTGGGTTTTATCAAAGGAGGTGGCATCATGGATATTATGTTTTCAGGCGGGGTGCCAATTATTAATTGGTGGTTTTATCTAGTTGGCGTTGACCTAATCACGGGTTACGCCAAAGCGTTAAAGCAACACAGTTGGAAGTCAGCCGTTAATCTACAAGGGGTTGTTATTAAATTGGCCACGCTTTGTACAATCGTGGTTGCATCGGCACTAGACCACGTAGCGCCATATGTTGGTGTAGTGATCCCTATTAATTTAGGACTGATTTATACGGCGATTCTAATTGCTTATGAATGCGGTAGCATTTTGGAAAACGCCCACGATTTTGGCATTAACGTAAAATGGTTAATGAAATATTTAGATGTTTTCACAGAACAAGTAGAAGAAAAGGGGAAACACGATGAAAAATAAATACGGAAAAGCTTTGGCCATCGCGATGATGGCTATTTTATTTGGGATTTTTTCGATCAATACGGATAAGGTGCAAGCGTCATACACTATCGATTACACTTTTGCGTTTAACGCTAATCAGGGGAGTTCACAACTTGCCTCGCATTCATATATTATTATGCATGAAACGGCCGCGGAAGCATCCGGGCGCGACGTCGCTGCTAACATGAAAAACAACTACACGCCTTACACTGCTTATTCAACTTTCGTAGTCGGTGACGGTGGTAAAGTTTATCAAGTTGGCCAACCGGGCTACGTTGCGTATGCTGCTGGTAATGCAAATGGGTATTCGCCAGTTCAAATCGAACTTCAACACACGTACGACAAGGCCGAGTTCGCGAAAAACTATGCAACCTACATCGAGTTGGCCCGAGATTACGCCAAGAAATACGGCATCCCAACGACGCTAGACGCTGGTGGCGCTGGCACACCGGGCATTAAGAGCCATTTGTGGATCACGCAAAACATCTGGGGAGACCACGTAGACCCTTATGGTTATTTAGCGTCTATGGGTGTTTCTAAAGCTAAGTTAGCAAATGATTTAGCAAAAGGAACAACCTCAGTAGGCGGTGGCAATACCACAGCACCAACGACACCTATTAAACCAACAACGCCTAGTGCAAGCGAATGGGCTGAAAATTGGCACTTCAAGAATGGTGATCAACCAATCCAAGCACGTTTAGGCACACCGTCATTAAGCGCACCATTAGCCGGTAAACTTCCCGCACACACAACAATTTACTATGACCGTGTTGCAGTACGTGACGGATATGTTTGGTGCCACTGGACAACAGACAGAGGGGACTCAGTTTGGATGCCCGTTCATCCAGTCGGAACGGCCAATAATATGTGGGTATCATTTAATTAGCATTGAAAAAAGCCAATCTCACTTAGTGTGGGATTGGCTTTTTTATTGCGATATAATATAATCACTATTAGGAGTTGAGCGCATGCCTGAATTTAAAGAAGTTAAAATCAATGACCAATACTCTTTAACGTTAAATGAGACGGGGAACGTCGTGTTGTCTAGGGTGGGTGTCGGTGTTGTGGGACAGATGAGTTACTATTATACTCGTAATGATTTACCGTTGTTTATTTGCCGTCACGATCCGAGTGCGGATTTGAGAACAATTCATGATGTCATGGTAAAACTCGATGTTCAAATGGATGAAATGATTAAATGCGGTTGTCTTACGGTCGGTGGGAAAAACGTCGCTAGTTCATGCCTATAA